GTTTTTTTATCAAATCCAATAGACAAAAACGACGATTTGCTTAAGGATCTAGAAAAATCTATTATAAAACATTTTAATGTAAAAATAAAAAATATACATCTCGCGGCTTTTACATGTGTAAATACTAAAAAGGCAACTCCACATACTGATAAACTAATGTTTCCCAAAGAAAAACATTTAATAATTTATTTAAATGGTGACACAAAACTTAATGCGGGAACAGGATTTTACAACGAAATAGGAGACGGAGCTTTTGAGCTAAATACTGCTGTTGGATTTCGTCCGAACAGAGCAGTAATTTTTAATGCAGACACTTGTATTCACTCACCTTTGTTGTATTCATCTGATGGCAATTCACCTAGATTTTCAATAATTATCTGGTTTCAACCAGAAAAATAAGTTAAAATCTAAAATATGCAACTAGTAGATCTTAAATTTCAACCTGGTATTGATAAACAAGATACAGCGTATTCTGCAGGAGATCAGCGAAAATATGTCGATTCTGATTTTGTAAGGTTCCACTACGGAAAACCAGAAAGATGGGGCGGATGGGTTAATTTGCCTAATCCAAACGTCACTGTAGTTGGGGCTGTAAGAGATACACATTCTTGGATAGGTTTAGATGGCACAAGATATTTAGGTTTAGGCACTGACAGAAAACTTTATATTTTTTCTGAAGGTAAGGTTTATGACATTACACCCATAAGAAGAACTGCGAGTCTTACAAACCCTTTTGCTACATCTTCTGGATCTGCAACAGTAACAGTTACTGACAATGCTCATCAAGCTGAGGTTGGTGCTTTCGTAACTTTTGATAACGGCTCAGCTACAAATGTAGTTGATGGCATAGATTTTAATAATGAGTTTGAAATTTTAACTGTTCCAACAGCTAACACTTATACAATAAATGCTGGAACAAACGCCTCTGGTACGACGGCAGCAGGCGGTGGCTCTACAGATGCAAGCTATCAAATAAATCCGGGTCCAACATCATCCACGTATGGATATGGTTGGGGAACAGAGACATGGGGGGCTAGCACTTGGGACACACCAAGATCTTCATCTAATGTTGTTGTAGAGGGTAGGAACTGGTCACTTGATAATTTTGGTGAGGATTTAATTGCAACAGTTTTAAATGGTGGAACGTTTATTTGGGATACGTCGGGAGGTTTAGCCGCAAGAGCCACAGCGTTATCCAATGCTCCTACAGCATCTAGATTTAGCCTTGTTTCTACAGATACAAGACATTTATTAATATTTGGAACCGAAACAACAATTGGTAATACAGCTACTCAAGATGATTTATTATTTAGGTTCTCAGATAGAGAAGACGCAACAGATTACACACCTGTCGCTACGAACGAAGCAGGATCTTTAAGAATAACGGATGGTTCTAGAATAGTTGGTGCCGTAAAATCAACAGGTCAAATACTTGTTTGGACTGATACATCATTACATGGTATTCAATTTGTAGGCACACCTTTTACATTTGGTCTTAGACAACTTGGCGCTAATGCAGGGTTAATAGCTCAGCATGCAGCCATAGAGGTTAATGGCGTAGCTTATTGGATGTCGGACAACGCATTTTACCTTTTTGATGGTGTTGTCAAAAAAATGCCATGCACAGTGCAAGATTATGTGTTTGATGATTTAAGTTACACAAACAAGAACGATATTGCTGTTGGTCTTAACACAGCTTTTAACGAAATAATTTGGTACTATCCTTCAGCTAATGCTACGCAAATAGATAGAGCCGTTGCTTATAATTATCTTGAGGGGACTTGGTATACAATTAATTTAGCTAGAACTACATGGCTTGGCGCTTATGTTTATGAAAAACCTATTGCAACAGAATATAGCACTTCTGCAACTGCAAACGCTACAAGCATACTAGGATTAACTGCTGGTGCTTCTTCAATATTTGAACATGAATCTGGTAATAATCAAGCAGACGGAACAGCAATTACAGCATTTTTGGAAACTGGATCTGTAGAAATAGCAGATGGAGATCAATTAATGTCAGTAAGTAAACTAGTACCAGATTTTGACAATCTCACAAATACTATGACTGCAAGATTAACTTTAGAACAGTATCCTCAATCATCTGCAAATGTTCAGACTAGTGGATCCATAACCAACACCACAGAAAAAATAAGTGTGAGAGGTAGAGGTAGAGCAGTTAAAATAAGATATACAACTAATACAGTTGATGATACACCTTGGAGACTTGGATCACAAAAATTAGAAATAAGACCAGACGGTAGAAGATAATGGCTAAAATAAATATAACTAGACTACCTAATGCTACACCAGAATATGATGCTGGCCAATTTGACCAAATGATTAGATTGTTGGAACAAATAGTTTTTTTACTTAATACAAACTTTCAACAAGATTTAAGAGAAGAAACAGAGTCGGAGACTTTTTTCCTTGGCTAATACATTTAAAAGCGCAATGGTTGATATTACATCAACAGATCTTACAACCATATTAACGGTGCCAACAGCTAATCCTGGTGCTACACCACCTGTTCCTCCTACAACAGATGTTGTAAAATCTATTTTGATTTGTAATGACTCTGGTAGTACGACACTAGTAGATTTAGAGGTTGTTAGATCTTCTGCAACATTTGAATTATTTAAAGCTAAAAGTGTAGCAACAAATACTACAACAGAATTATTATCACAACCTCTTGTATTACAAGAGTCTGATGTTTTAAAAGCACAAGCTAATGCCGCTAACCAAGTTCACATAATTGTAAGTTTTATGGAGGTTACAAAAGGTCAACTTTAGAAAGGAGTATTATGGATTTACAATCATTATTTATAACACCTATTATGATGACAGAAGTCAAAGGTCATGGTCATTTAATAGATCGACTATACGAAATAAAAGCAAAAGACGAAAAAGGTATGCCAAGATCTAATGTTGGGGGGTGGCACAGTGACGACGAACTTTACAAAGACGAAGAATTTAAAAGCACTGTTGGTGATATATTATATAAAGCAAAAGAGTGTTTTGAGCATTTAGATGTTAAGGATAAATACGTGCCTGAAATGACAGGTTTATGGGGTATGATAAATCCGCCTGGATCAAGAAATAACGTGCATACACATCCTTACAATTACTTGTCTGGAGTGTATTATTTAAAAGTGCCTCAAAATAGTGGTAATTTAGTGTTTCTAGAGCCTAAACCACAAGCTGAGGTCTTATCACCACCAAAGAAAAAAGACGCATCTATACATCTAGCTCACAGCGTGTCTTGGGAACCAAAAGAAAATTCATTGATTTTTTTTCCATCATGGTTACAACATGAAGTACAAATAAATAATTCTAATCAAGATAGAGTTATTTTAAGTTTTAATATAAATTGGAGAGAAAATGCCGATAATTGAACCTGCTGAACAAATAGGAACGGTAACTTTGGAGGACGGTAGAGTCATTCCTAGATACAAAGTAAAAACAGAAACGACCTTAACAAATATTGATACTGGTCAAGAATATGAGTCAGAGGAGGCCATGCAAGCTGACATAGATGATCCAAACACTTCAACAACTGCTGAAAAAATCAGACGAGATGTTAAAGTATTTGCTCCATCGTTAAAAGATATGTTGGGCGAGACTCCTAAATCTTAGGATTTTTTACAATCACAATCATCTGGGCAGTGATTAGCTGCGTCTTTTATGTGACGTTCAAAATCTCTTTCCATAGCTAATAGTCTTTCGTGGTATTTGCTCACCTTATCTGCAAGGTAGGCAATGGCTTTATTTATGTCTTCATTTTCCATATTTGTCTCCTTTGATTGTTAATTTTGGTGAAAACCTAATGTAAGCATATTTTTTGTGTCTGCAACAGAATTATTGAAAAATGTTTTCTTGACATAAACTTTATGCTATGAAAACCATAGAAAAAAGAATGATAAATTTAGAGAAATTAATTTTTAAAAAAGAACAATTATTAACTAATGAGGAGTGCGACTTTTTAATAGACACATACAACTCCCATAAATCTAAAACATACTTAGAACAATGTGCTAACGCTTTTACAGGTCTTGAACAAACATCAAGCTTTTTAGCGCAGACACTTGAAGAGGATAGCGAAGCATGTAATTTAGTTCATGAAAAAGTAAAACAAATGATTAATTTATTTCATGATTACATGGATAGTTTTAAAATGTTTCACGTTCATAGAAGATTGACTCTTTTATATCCACATAAATACAGATTATTAAAATACGAGGAGGGTTCACAAATACATCCTCACGTAGATCACAATTTAGGTGTATATGGTAGCTGCACAATTAATCTTAATGATAATTACGAAGGGGGAGATTTTGGTTTTTGGGGAAACAACGTAAGGGTAAAATTAAAAAAAGGAGAGGCTCTTATTTTTCCTGCAGATTATTATTGGGTGCATGAAGTGAATAAAATAGAAAAAGGTGTGAGGTATTCAACCAATTGTTTTTTACAAAATTTTAAAGGTGAATATAGTGAAAAACTTAACTATTACGGTGAGATAAATGAAAGTAATATTAACAGGAACAGTTATTAAAAAATACGAAGTGCCTATCGAGATGATAGATGAGCTTAATTATGAGTATGAAAAAAATCAAAACTCTTTAATAAGCGAGAGTAAAGACTTAGCAGGAAGAATTGATACCGAATTAGACATAAAAAATATTTTACCTACATTAAAAATTTATAACAAAATTGATTTTTTTATTAACGATTATTTAATGACTTTAAATAATTTTGGACTGTTGTCTAATCCCGGAATAAAAACTTATATAAGAAGCTGCTGGATAAATGACATGAGAGAGGGTGAATACAATCCCGTGCATACACACAACGGTCCTACAAATGCGGG